GACTTTGCAAAACACGTTGTAGAATATATTTTGGACAACGACTTTAAGCCTGTTGCTACGGAGGAGTTAATATGCTGTCACGATATGAAAATAGCAGGGCGGTTAGACCTGGTGGCGATGAAATCTGGCAAGATATGTTTGTTTGACTACAAGTTTCGGGACTTGGTCGGCAAGGACTCTGGAAAATTCTACGATAAAGACTGCTATCAGTTGGCGATTGAATCGCATATGTTCAAGAATAGCAACGACTTAACATATAATCCAGACATATACTCTGTTTGCATTTGCAATGCTACTGGTAGAGTGTTTGTAAAGAAGTGGACACCGAAAATGCTTGACAGGGGTATATTCAAAACTAAGGCTGCAAGAGATTTCTATTTTAAAGATAATCTATTAACTAAACATATACAATAAAATGACAATAAAAACAAAAGACATAGATATACATAACATAATGCAGGCTGTAGCATTTGCATTAGTTAACGCAAGAGAACATAAAACAAATAAATTCTGGGGTGTCCACGTTGATGCTTGGGAAGAACACTTGCAAGACTTGGCTCGTATTAAACT